GAGCGTCCTAGTCGTCATATTCTCTAATCTGTCTCCAAAAACAGACATCTGCTTAGAAAATTTTCCAACAAACTTGTTCTTAATGAAATTAAGAGCGATAGCCGTTTCAAAACCAAGTTGCGGTTCTACATGATCAGGGCAATTGCCCTTCAATTGCATACAACCGTTAACTCCACAGCGGCACAAACGAGCAGGACGATCAACTTGCGTTGCCAAAATATTGGCCTGCTCTCGACGATGCTTGGCAAAGAGGTCGGTAACACATGCGATGCATTCCAAAGCATCAACATTGACCATCTTCTTGCCTCGCCAAGTAATGGGCTCATAGCCTGCTACTTCCATCATACTTGACTCGTTAATAGTACCATCTTGCTTGAAAAGATTGGGAGGTTCCTTAGCTTTCTCAATCGTGAGAAGCCAAATATCATCAATCTCCGGAGGAAAATAATTTCCATATTCATCGGTATAATGCTCGATGACTTTGGAAGGATCTAAACCTCCAGTAGAATGACAAAACTCTTTCCGAGCAGTGACAGTAATAACAACGTGCATACGACGCTGAATACTAAACGGACAATTGCTATACTTCGAAGCGTCCAAGTCTTTCTTGTTGGTATTAACCAAACAAATCTTGGGTTCTACGAAGCACTTGCCCTTAGCTTCAAGTTCAGCTTTGGGAGCATAAAAAGCTTGATTGTTCATAACATCAATAATAGCTCGAGTTGGCGGAGTCTCCACAAAATTCGGAGTCTCATTTGCTAAGTCATCAAACTTAGCAACAATCATACTAGATTGCCAATTAGACCAAAACTTATCTGAAGCATTGATAGCAGCACGAAATTCCTTACCGACTGGCAATTCTGCACCAACGCAGAGACAGTCGATAAGCATTTCACCGAAAGTTGTCTTACCTTGACTAGAAGGACCAAACAACTCTATAGCAAACGGAGCTTCGCGAATAGATCCACTAACTTTTAAACTAGTGTAATCGTTGAGAATTTTAAGTACTTTCTGCAACTTATCAGTCACTAATTTACTTTCAAATCCGCGAGAGGTAGCAAGCAAATTGCGTAAAGCAGCTGCTACTTGCTCAGTCTGACGCAAAAAGACGGATTCAGAGACATTGGCAAATTTTTCAAATTGCCATTCTGAACCAAATCCCACCATTGAATCACTTGGATATACTGATCATCAAGTTCAACAGCGGCCGCATTATTTAACAACAAAGGACGGACAGAACCTGTCTTGAAACACATATACATGCCCTCTGCGAAATAAGTTACAGTATTACATAAAGCATCAGCAATATCAAATGCTGAATAATGAACATCAAACAACTTCTCATCAAACAACTTGAATCCGCCAATAGAAAACTGGATATCAGATACCTTGCATAAACCGAGTGTCACGAGAACACCCATAAGCTTGGAAATCTGTTTAAAAGCCATATTGGACTTGGCTAAATTCCAGTTATACTGGACGTTACGAATGGTAGAAAGCCAGTTAGGCGAATCACCATTAGACTGAGCAGTGAACCCAGTTTCGTCAAACAAATCAGACAAATAACTAATAACCATAGAAGAAATAGAGTCTTCATAATGACTCCTAATATACAAAAAGACAATAGCAGAAAACTGCTTTAAACTTTGAACTTCATGCAACGCAAAGAAGAGAGCCGTAAGGCCCTCAACTTCCTTAAAAACATTCTGAGGAACATCCACCTTGGCAAAATCACTCAAAGACTCAAAAATTTCCGTAAATTCACTAACCTCAGTCAATCCAGACTGTGGTTTAAAAACGGAAGTAGAGTAACTGTTGAGAGTAGCCATAGCAGATCGCGTTGCAGCTCTTCTAGCACCATGGGACTTGATGCCTTCGTAACGGCTTGGTTGACCGTACGGTGAAATCCTGTTTTGCCCACTTTTCCCTTTGTTTCCGCGAATAATTGAAGAAATCATAATTGTTGAAACAGGAGGGGGGTTGACGCAAATTCAGGATCGATTTTCATTCTAAAAAGATATTAAACATGATACGGAAGTGTCAAATCACAATAGAGGTCTCAGAAAAAGGAGGTAGTGTGGGCCACCTTCTAACTGTGGTTCAGCTAGATAAACGAGACATAAAGATCATATATTCAACTAAGTTCCAGTACGTCGGATTAAGAAAACTCCAACAATAAAATCGACTCTGTAGCCATACTAGATTGTGCCAGATGCCATCTATCACACAATTTACATTAAAGTACTAGCTGGGGGACAGAGCAAATTAGATTGCCAGGGAATTCATACAAAGTCCTAATAAAAGGCTCCTAACATGAGATAAGTCTCTAAAGTCTTACTCAAAGATCCTCAGTCGGTGTCGTAGTTCTGGGTTGTCAAGGCCAGAACGTTAATCGAGACTAACATATTAGAGGGGTGTAATCAAATATCACAAGATGGGTGAACATCTCTATCAACTACTAAAAGGAACACACCGAACGGTTACTAACAGAAAAACAAGAGTGGATTAATCTCTAAATGTAGTAACAAATCAAATCCAAAAGGGGATCCAGAAATACTTTTGAAACTCTCTGGAGGGAGTTTAGAAAAACTTTTTGGTACGCATAGATTTGCCTAAAAGAAACGTGAAGTTAAATGAAGCTCGGAAGACTCAAGTAACCATCACCAATTAGTAAAGAAAGTTGAGTCAAAACTCGAAAGGCTGAAACAACCTTCGAAAATACATACGGTACCTGTAGGGGTACAAGTACAAACCAAGACGTCGTGCAGCGATAAA